CGTATCTGAGTTTCAATAGCATCAGAAACATTCATTACATCAAATTTAATTTGACCTTGTACCACAGCTTTAAAGTTATTCCACTGTTCACCATTATTTCTAAATCTAGTAAATAATATACGCAGGTTATCTACCACGACTGCCCTTTCATTAGACCCCATTTTCTCACTAAGTAATTCATTAAATTCCTTAATAAATTCCTTATCTTTAAGTTTTAGAACATTACTTTGTTCTGTCAATCTTAAGTTATTATTTAGTACGGACGGATTGGGTTGATATAGTCTTGTATCTTCGTATCGACCTGTGACAGGATTAAAAATGAGTTGATCTTCTGTTGGAAGACTATTAAGTACTCTTGCCTTGGCAGATTTCTTAGTATGAATAAGACCACCCCTATAATTAGTGAGTGATAATGTACCGTCTAATTCACCTGATTGCAGTAAATAATAATCTTTAAGTGTTTGTATAAGCTTAGTGTTGCCAATTAAATCATCAGGTGTCATAATCGGAAGTTGCATCGCATCAAGTTTAGCTTTAGCATTAGCAAACTTTTTTGTATCATTTGGCAATGTATATGTGGGATCGGTCATCCGTCTTAATTCTTTAATCCCAATAGAATTACCTTCGGGATTAGTAAACTGATCTAAAGTAAGCTGCCCACTTTGGAACATACTAACTTTTTTATAATCTCCAAGATGCCTTAATTGTGCATCTTGTGGCTGACGCTTTAGCCAATCATTGTATGATTCTCTAAGTGGTGTATTACCGTCATAAAAAGCCTTTTGAGCATCAGTTAAGTTCTCAATATTTCTACGTCTCACTTGTGCTACACTTTCTAGATCTGCTATATCGCTCCATGATTTAAATACAGGAACTGTTGTAGACCTACAATGCCAATGTGCTGGTGGGAGATGTGTTGTATCGCTAATCGGATAAATTTCACCATCTCTATGAGCACATAGCGGAGTTGTTCGTGCGTCAAGGACAGCAACATATTGCCATCCTTGTAACGCTTTTTCATTTGCCTTATAAATAGCATGATCAGCCTGAGAGGATACAGCTGTAATAGCTGTTATTACCAGACCTTTCGACTGCATGCGAGTTATATTATGTACATTTCCTGCACGTACTTGTAGAGCTATTTCATCTACGCTTTTTCCGTCAGCTATACCTTTGCGTATAACTGCTTCTAATCTAATTTTTTCATTCTTGGCAATACCTGACCATCCCTGCTCCATTGTACCGTTTTCACTTAATGGATTTTTAAGTACAATTTCTTCAGAGATTCTATTTTTAGGTCTTTCAGTACGCCATATTTTACCCATTGCTACTTCAACTTTTTGATAAGCATATGAGAGTTGATCTGAGACAAGAGATGAGAGATCTTTTTGAACAGAATTATTTATTGACTTGTATGTCTTTCTTAACTCTTGATCAACTGCTTCTCTGAATCTTTCAAAACCCCTACCTGATAGTTCAGCATCTTTAATTAATTTATCTAGTCTAACAACATGACCATCAATTACTAAATCAACTTTACCAGAGACTCTTCTCTCATACAGACGGATCATTGCTGCGCGATCTAGTGTTTTGTCGTATATTTGTGTATTACTATTGACGATCATGTGTCACCATTATTCTTTAATTATTTTCGGTTTTACAGCGGCTTCTGTTTGCATTGCATACTGATCATTATACTTAGTTGCTGCAGGTATAATTTGAGGATCTGCGTTTACTTCTTGTAATGCGGCTTCATCATCATATTCAGAATCAAGAATATCATTTGCCTTTAGCATCTGCAGCCACACAGTTCTAGGTAATAAACCTGATTGATACCATTGAGTGACAAGGTTCAACCAATCAGCACCTAAAGGCACTGGATCAAAATCTGCGGATAAATTAAACACAATATCACATGAATCAATTTGCAGGCCATATCTCCAGTTAACCATTAAGCATATTACTTGCTTCAATGTACTGGAGATTTTTGTACTCAACACACTTAATTGCGCCGTTTGAGCAGCATTACGAATTTCTAATGCAATACCTGATTGTTCATTTTCAGTTGTAAGCATTCTAATGCCAAGTTTAGCCATTTCATCAATAGATGCTTCAATAGCTTTTTGCATATCTTGTAATGCGTCTGTGGGTGTTTTTAAGACATCTGCTTTATCATCTTGGCGTAATCTTATCCAAGACCCTAATCCAGCGTCTACAATTTCATCAAATTGTTCATCAGGCATATCTGACATAATAACAGGTGTATAAGTAGCTGCACCGTATAGTAAATGATTTCGTCTACTAATTTTATTATATAGGCTAATCTCTTTATCTACGATAGGCATTAATAATGGCATAATAGGTTCTATATTACCATTAACAGGCCATGCAGGAATATGCTTTAGCGGTTCCCCGTTGTTAAGTATATTGTCAAATGTTTCTATTAATTCAAAATGGCCTGAAGGTAGTAATTGCTGAGCTTTCTCACCAATACCTCCTATTTTAAGAGTTTGATCGCCATTGTCTTTAGTTGTGCCCATGAACTTACGAATTTGGTAATTACCTTCTTCGTTTAACTCATGTACCCAGACCGTGGGGACTCTCATAGCATGGAATTCATTAATAGTATAATCGTCTGAGTAGCCTTTAACAATTACATATTTTAAAACTGTTTTACCAAATATATCTACAGTTGTTGCCCAATTAACAATTGTTTCAGCTTTTTGCAAAATAGGATATGGTTTAATCATATCTCTAGTTTCTTTATCTAAGTTCTCAACATTATTAACAGATGGGTAGTCTACAAATACCCATGCACGGGATGTATTGATCTCTTCCCACAATAATTCATCAAGAAATGCTACTAGTGTAGAGTCATCACGTCCGATATTATTGATAAGCCAATCTTTAGCTTCTTCAGGAACTTCATCCGGTAATGTCAATATAGGCGCTTTTCTTAATAAACCCCCGACAAGCATCTTAGCAAATTGTGCAGTAATGCCTGGTAATTCAGCTTCTGACTTATAAAAGTCATATTGAGCTTGGCTCATTGTTGTAGAGAAGGGTATCAGCAAATTGCTAAATCTAATTAGATCAATATACTGATCCAACTCTTTTACAGTACGTTCCCCATTGCATACAGCACGTGCCTTATTCCACGAAGGTTTAAGATACTCATACGCTTGACAAGGATCCGCAACTGTCTTAGTAGGGCCGTATGTCATACTAAGCCTCTAATAGTCTATTAAATTCAACAATAGTGCCTTCAAAATATTCATTTGTCACGCTATTCAAAGCTGTGATTTCTTCTTCAACTTCAGTAGGTGTAATATTCCAGTTAGATGTAATTTTATTTACAAATTCTTTTGGTTGTACCTTAGCCATAACTTTAGGTGCCACTACGACTGGTGTTTCTTGCTGATCTGCCATTTTATTTTCCTAAAAATTTAGTTGATTCACGTTTACGTCTATTGGTTAAGCCTGGAACGACTTTACCTTCATCTTTATTCCATCTAAGGAATTGAGCAGCCACTCGATCTTTAGGCGCCCCTGCATTTAGTAGCTTTAATAATGTAGAACCTTTAAAAGCGGCTACACCTACATTATATGTAAATTCTACTAATGCATCAAATTCGTTTTGTGTTAACGGTACAGTTACGTTTTTATCAACTGCACTTGTGTATTGCTTAAGGGTAACTTTGAAGATTTGTAACGCTCGCTCCTTAGTAATGGGGGCATCCTTTAATGTGACTCTAGTACCATTCTCATAGAAAGTACTACCAAAGCCAATAGTAGGGACGCCCTCACCATCTGGATACGGTTGCGATCTAAACCCTTCAGAACCTTTTAAGTCTTCTGCGCCTTTATCGCTAAGTTCCATAATTATACCGCTGCAACAATAACGCCAATAGCAACTTCTTTTGCTACTTCTTGTACATCAGGATTAGTCACAACTTTTTCTGCAACATCTGCTGCTTCGTGTACAGTGTGATTAATAGCTTTTCCTGCATCTTTAAATGCTTTATCTAAAGTATTCTTCATGATACAGCATCCGCGATAGTGTCGATTGTTACATCAACAACTGTTTCTACGATATCGTGAGGTGCTAAAGGTACAGCTACCTCTACTACTGTTTCTACTGCATCTTTTAAATCGTCTAAAAATGACATATTAAACCCCGGGTTTTGCTAGAAAGAAACCGTCTAGCTCGGTTCGTGAGGGAAGACCCCTCAATTCTGTGCAATATAATTGCGTTATTATTTATTCAAAATCGGTTACTAATTTCCATGAAATAGTTTCTTCATCCCAGACATACTGATTGCTATCTATTGGGTACGCTATGGGAGGAACCCATTCCAAACATATCGTTGTTTGAAGATTGTGGTGTTACAAATAAGTTTGGTGTTGTTGTCATGTCAGCCATGTAGTACTCTTTTTAAAATTAAACTAAACATTTGGATACCATTTATTAGAAGTACCATCATATGTCATAATAATAGCTTTATTAACCACTGCTGTAGATGCTAATGCAATGTTACCAGTCGTAGTCGTCGTAAAAGCTCCTGTAGGTATTAACGTAATTTGCCCACCATTTTTAAAAGGTGAAACAATTGTTGATATTGCCGTTGTACCTGAAATAAATACTATAGCTGCAGCAGGAGAAATAGTTGCTGCTGATGCAATAGTTGGTATACTATACCCTAAATCTTGTAATCCTAAATAATCTAAAAATGCTAGTTTACCTAAATCCGCATTGGTGGGTACTTGATCAGGATCTGTACCAATTAACATCACTCACCTGCCCATATTCTATAAGGGGTTGTCGGTGCTGTAATTAACGGCAATGCAGATTCTTGTTCAGATGTTAAATCAGCTTTGATATTAACGTGCCATCCGTCAATAGGAAGCATTTCAGGATATTGCAGGTTATCTTCAGTACGTAATACTTGCCCTGTTGGTTTATAGATTAAGCCAATTACGTCTGTAGTAATTTTTGTAATAAATTGGGTATCACTTTCTGTACCCCAAACTGGTTCAATAGTTGCTAAGCCTAATTCTAAGAACTTAGCTGTGAACTCAGCTTCATTTGTGAATTTTAAAAAATAGTTTTTCATGTTGTTGTGAGTCCTTGAAGCTCAGTCTTGCTGAGACGTTTTGGGTAATAGGCCAGTTTGGCGATGTGACCGTTTAAATATCCACTACCAATCCAACCGCCTAAATTAATTTGAGATATCGTAGGAATTAAAGCAGTAGCATCTGTAAGAACCGTTGCTCCATTAAAAGATGCTGCTATGTCATTTAATTTATATGCACAAGACAACAATACTTGATTAGTTGTAAATGTACCGCCACTTAAATCAAATTGAGTAGCCCCAGCCGATAAACCATAAAATCTGTTACTTGCCCACACACGGGTTGCTCGCAAAGTATTATTTCCCGAACCATCAGATAACCCGAAAATAAATTGCTCATTACCAACACTAGCTGTATTTTCAGAATCAGCTTTAGCAAACACCGTCCCCTCATCCTGTCTATACCAAGAACTAAAATTAGTACCTGTTATAGTAGTACTGTCTGCAGCCCGTGTAGACTGCGCAGAGTTCGATATATCGGCAGCTCTAACATTACTATTCGGAGTTGATACATCAATAGCTCGTGTATACTGTGCTGAACTTGATACATCAGCTGATCTTGTTACTTGCGCTGAAGTT